CACAAGTGGCAAACACCAGGAAACCTACCAATGGATGAGGTTTTGCAGAAACTTAAAGATGCTGGGATACCAACAATGACCTATCATCTTGATCTTTGGTTTGGTATTGAGCGTCAAAAAGATTTAGAACAAGATAACTTTTATAAAACTATTGGACATTTCTTTACTGTAGACAAACTAATGGCAGACTGGTTTAATGAAAACACAGAAGTTAAAGGGCATTTCTTAACTGCTGGGGTATACGGTCAAGAGTGTTACATGCACAAAGACTATGATAAATATAACTTTGAGTACGATGTAATATTTGTTGGAAGCAAGGGCTATCATCATGAACACAAGTATCGTCCAGAACTAATTGACTTCTTACGTAAGACATATGGTAAAAGGTTTCTTCATGTAGGTGGAGATGGAGATACTGGAACAGTTCGTGGAGATGCGCTCAACCGTATCTATGCAAAAAGTAGGGTAGCCATAGGGGATAGTCTTAATATTAACTTTAACTATCCTTACTATACTAGTGATAGGTTGTTTGAAAGTACTGGTCGTGGTGGTTTTACTATCTACCCTCGCATCGTAGGGCTTGAAGAATACTTTAAAGATGGTGAAGAAATTGTATTTTATGAACATGGAAACTTTAATGATCTAAAAGAAAAGATAGACAACTATCTTCTTGATGGTGTATCAAGAGAGAGCATTAGATTAGCAGGACACAGAAGAGCAAAACAAGATCACACCTATACGCATAGATGGGCAACTATTATAAAGGAGTTAGGTCTATGACAGAAATGGTAAAAGCAGTTATTAATGGAGAGTTTGAAATTACTTTACCTAAGCATAGGGCTGATAGACCAGAATGGTATCAACCAACTGGTTGGGAAAAGCCAAGGCTAAAGTCAATGCATGAAAACATTGGCAAAGGTGATGTTGTTTATTATGTTGGTGCAGAAGAAGGAGAGATGCCTGCTTTGTGTCAAATGTGGGGCGCAAAGGTTGTTTTGTTTGAACCTAATCCAAAGGTTTGGTCACACTTTCCTTTGTTGTGGAATGCAAATAATTTAGAAAAACCAATTGCATGCATACCTGGATTTGCATCAGATAAAGATAACAAACTTGCACGTATCTATTACAATGAATTTCCTCCAGAAGCAGACTCACCAATAGAGGCAGCACATGGATTCAAAGAGTTACAGTATGAGGCAGACAAGTATGGACAAACAAAGATTGATACGCTTGTTTATGAAAAAGGATTGAAGCCTCCAACTGCAATATCTCTTGATGTTGAAGGTAGTGAGTGGCGTGTTCTTGGTGGTGCAGAAAAAGTTATGAGAGAGTTTAGACCAAAGATTTGGCTTTCAGGTCATCCAGAATTTATGATGATGTATTGGAAAGAATATCTATATGATCTAAGACAGTTTATCAAAGGCATTGGATATGTAGAACATCTTATAGATTACCAGCATGAGGTTCATCTTTATTATGAACCAGCCTAAATGTTATCTGTATTCATTTAATCCTAAAGACTGTGCAAAAGATAAATGGGATTATGGATTACTTAAAGAAATCTTTGACAAGTATTTAGTAGAAGAAATAAAAGTAACATCTTTACCAACTACTGATAGAGCATTTGTTGTGATTCCTGGACCACAAAACATAGGGCATGAAGATCATGTCAATCAAGAAATACAAAATATATCAAGGCTTGTTTTATTTATTACAGGGGATGAAGAAGGTAAGTTTGATATAGATAAGATTGATCATCCTAATGCTGAGATATGGATTCAATACCCTCACGAAAAACATAAAAAATATAATATGATACCAATTGGAGTACCTCAACATTTAAAAACAATGGTTCCAGACTATCCTATTAAAGATTGTGAAGTTTACTTTGGTGGACAGGTAACTCATTCCAGAAGGAAACAGTTGGCAAAAGCCATACAGACTATGCCAAATGCCCTCTTTAAGCCCACAGCAGGGTTTACACAAGGAGATAAGCCTGTAGATTACTACCGCACTCTAGCAAGTGCTAAGGTCGCTCCTGCGCCCTCTGGTGCTGTTGTAATTGATTCCTTTAGATTCTTTGAGGCTATAGAAATGTTATGCCTTCCCATTGGCGATAAGGTAGATCCAAATGGAAATAGTCTAGATTTTTATGAAATGATTTTTGGATATAAAATACCTGTGGAGTTTGTGTCTAATTGGTCTGAGTTACATAGTTTAGTTCCTAAATTATTAAACAAGTACCCAGAAAATATGCACACGGTTGTTGCTTGGTGGATAAAATATAAAAGAGATTTAGGTATTAGGATTATGAGGCAAATTAATGCATAAAAATGATGTAACAATTATTATTGCTACTTCTGTATTACCAAGTCATCCCAATACAGATATGATTGATGAGACTATTAAATCTATTAGAGTTCATTTTCCTGACAATGAAATTATTATGCAAATTGATGGATTAAGAAGTGAACAGGTTCATCGTAGAGATGACTACAATGAATATAAAAATAGAATATTATGGAAATGTTTACATGAATATAAGAACGTTGTTCCAATTATTTTTGATACTCACTGTCACCAAAGCACAATGATGCGTAAAACTATTAATGATATTCAAACATCTTTATTACTTTATGTTGAGGGTGATGCACCTCTTACTCCAGACGTTGATATTGATTGGCAAAAGTGTCTTGATTTAATTGAATATGAAAAGGCTAACACAATTCGTTTTCACTTTGAAGCATCTATACCTGAGCCACACGAACATTTAATGTTTGGACTTGAAGATGGTTTTATGAAAACATCTCAATGGAGTCAAAGACCACATCTAAGTAGAGTTTCATATTACAAAAAAGTTATTCTTCCACCACTAAAAAATAAAGTTTTTATTGAAGATACTACTCATGGACTTATTCAAGAAGACTGTAAACACTATGGTTGGGAGTCACACAAGTTATGGATTTACCATCCCGAAGGAAACATTAAAAGATCTTACCACTTAGATGGTCGTGATGGCGGTAGAAAGTTTACTTCAGATGATGATGTTTGGGGATATAAAGAATGAGATTAGGAATTATTGCTAGATCAGATAACACTGGACTTGGTAATCAAACAATGGAACTTGTTAAGATGCTTAATCCAAGTAAGATTCTTCTTATAAACTCTTCATTTTTTAATAATAACAAGCAGCATCCAGAGTGGTATAAAGGATATGATGTTATACAAACGACAAAAGGTATGCCTAAAACAAATGAAATAGTTGTATTTTTAGAAAACCTTGATGTTGTTATTAGTTGTGAAACCTTCTACCATTTAGAGTTTGTTAATCTTGCTAGAAAACGTGGGATTAAGACAATACTTCAGTATAACTATGAACTGTTTGGAAACCTAGCACATTCTGAATGGGCATTGCCAGATGTATTGTTGGCACCAAGTGTCTGGAACATTGATATTGTTATGTCTAAGTTTGGTAGTCAATCAAAAGTTATGCATCTTCCACCACCAACAGACAGTATGTTATTTAATAACGCAAGGGATATAAACCTAAGTCAAAACCATAAACGTATTCTTCATATTGCTGGTAAGAAAGCAGCCAAAGATAGAAATGGAACAGGTACAGTAATTGACATGATGAAATATTCTAACGCTGAGTTTGAACTGGTTATTAAAACCCAAACCCCACTAGATGTTAAACCTGGGGATCCACGTATTAAAGTAGACTATAGTAACCCAGACAGTAGAGAAAGTATGTATGAAGGCTTTGATGCTATGGTTTTACCTAGACGTTATGCTGGTCTTTGTTTACCTATGAATGAGGCTCTTATGAGTGCCCTGCCAGTTTTCATGACAGACATCTCACCAAACAATGCTGTGCTTCCTGGCAAATGGTTAATAGAATCAAGAAAGATTGATGAGTTTAAAACAAAATCTATGGTAAATGTTTATGATGCTGATTATAAAAGACTTGCTAGGGTTATTGATAAGTATGTTGAAAATAATAGAAAAATTAAAATAAAAGAAAATGCATTAGAAATAGGATTAGAAAACTTTTCTGCGGATAAGTTAAAGCAAAAATATATAAACCTTATTGAAGAATAAACAGAAAAGCCAGCCTATCTCTAGACTGGCTATCTGTTAGAAGATTATTTATTTCTTCTTAGCAGCCCTCTTTGCAGGAGCCTTAGCAGCCTTCAAAGCCTTTTCAACTTCAGCAGCATCGGGTAGTACACCAAATGCCTTATCTTTTGGATTGATTGCTCTAATTGCTACAGGTACGATAGCAGCAACAAGTGCTGTCCATAGATCCTTTGGATCTGTTACGCCTGCCATGTAAAGTGCAATACCTGATGCAAGAACTGATCGTCCATATGATGCTAGTAGTGCTTTAGTCTTATCATTGATTAAGTTATTCATTATTCCTCCTAGGATATAATTCGTGTAAGTATTGTAAAACCAATCCATAGACCAATAATTCCTGCGACTCCCGCAAAAACTGGTGGTGCTGGTACTGGCAATTTGAATGCAGCAAACACGACACCGCACCCAAAACCTGTTATTGTTGATAGTAAAATATCTTTCATTCTTTATCTCCTAATTCAATATTTGGATTATTTGGATGATCTATAGGTGTTGGAGCAGTACATAGTGCACCGCAATCGTGACACTGTACATCTAAGTGATACATTCCAACAGTATAAGTTTGTGGATCAAAAGAAACTAATGCTCTAAACAACTCACCACCACATTGTGGACAGATGCATGTGGGTATTCCCCTAACATCAAGCATCTTTTTTTACAGGCTCCGTTGGCATAAGTTTTATCAATTCTTCATAAGATGCAAGTATTTTTTTCATAGAATAATAATGTGGATACGCAGATCCTACTACTCCAAATTCAGTAAAGTAGTCCATCTCTGGTTTAATATCTTTAATAAATTTATCTAATCCAACTTGAACTTCTTCAATATAACCAAATGCCCAGTCACGAGAATCAGAAAGAAATTTAATAAAGTTTTCTTTATGTATGTCGCTATCATTCTTAAACTCAATGTTATTTTTTGTAATAAAATCTTGAAGAGACTCATGAGATATAAACAGTTTAGCAAAGGCTTGGTTGATCTGTGTTATTCTGTATAGAGTAACTGAATAGGCAATGGCAAATGAAACAGTAAGTGTTGCTAACCCTATAATAATAATATTATTCATTATCTACCCCTTTGTATTTAGTATACTCTCTTATCTTAGGTTTGTCAAACTGAGCGTAATATTCTAGATATGCTGACATTTTTATTACTTTAATGCCTCTCTAGTTATCAAAACAATTGCCCCGTTCATCTCTAATGCTTTTTTAATATTAACAACATATTGCAATGCCTGTATTTTTTCATCATGAACCATTCTTATAAACTGTCTTTCATCTAACTTTACAGTAAGAAAAGAATCATTGTCAATAACCTGAACTTTAAATCCTTTTGGGGGAAGAATAGAGTGAAAGGCTATACGCATAGAATCTGTATACATTTATTTATCCATGGTTAAAGATGACCAGGTTTCTGCCCAATCTTTTTTTGTTCTGTGATTATTAAATTCCCTGGATATTTCTCCGCCTTCAAGGTATACTCCACCCCAAACGCCCCATTCCTTATTAGAAACACCTACAGCAAAACATGTTTTTCTAACTGGACATGTATTACAAATAGAGTCTACTGCTAATCTAAGCGTTGGCTCTTCTTCATATTTATCAAAAAATATATTAGTATCAAGACCTAAACACTCAGCATCGTCTTTCCAAATATGCTGTTTCATATTTACATCCTGTATTTGTTTGGAATATCCCAGCCATTACGATCAAGTTTAAATACTCGTTGTGTGTACCACTGATCTTTGACTCTTACACCGTTAACGGCAGTTCTTCCCATTTCGGTTCTTTTAAGTTCTGCAACATCCCAACCAGACCAAACTAAGGAATGGTTTGATGAAATAATTTTTTCCATCTTTTCTATTTTATTAATTATCATTTTATATCTTTCTGTTAGTAACGGAAAATTCCAACTTCAATGTTTTTAAGTTCTGCAGATGAAACTAATTTTGAATTAAGTTGCTTAGGCTTGCTAAGAAACGCAAAGTAGTTTACCTGTTCCATATTCTCTTCAAGCCATGCAGAAGCAACTTTGTAAAATTTAATTTTACGACCCCTTGCTTTCATTCCACGTTCTGATAAATTTGAAAACTCTGAAACAAAAGAATTGATTTTAGTAGGACCAACAGAATAGATTATAAACTCTTTATCATCTTCCTGCATTGTGGAAAGTGCAACACCCATGGCTCTAATGAATACGTTGTAATCATCAAAGTCATTAGTTCCCTGCACCGCTACTATCATTTTTATTCCCATTCTTTAGACTATCCAAGATGAATAGCATTTTGTCTAAATCTTTTCTTGTCATACTATTTGTATCAACTGGTCTTGCTGTTTGATGGATTATGTCTCCATTAACAGTTTCAGCAACATAAAATATGTTCTCTGATACCCAGTATCCCAAATCACCTATAACAATAACTTTAATTATATCCTTTTCCTTGCGCTTTGTCAACTGAGAAGGACTTTTTTGTTCATCATTAATCTGTAATGAGAAAAAATATTTCAATAGGTTATGTATATCACTTTGACTATACAAAGTTTTTGAAAAACCTTTTTGAGATCTTTTTCTTATTACTCTAAGTATAAAGTAAGAAAGAACAAAAGTCAAGACGGAAGTAATAATATATTCCATATTGATCCAAAATCACATTTTTTTATCTATTGTTGTTTTAATTGCTGGCTTTGGTCCTTCTGTTTGCAAAAAAGAAATAGCCTTAGTTAACTTTAACTGTGATTGCAATAGACTAAATTCAAGATCTGAAGATCTTTGTCTATAAAAATTGATTAGTTGTTTTAGTTCTTCTACTGTTAAATCTTCCATATTTCTACCCCTTTCTTATGCTAAATGCGCTGTTTACCCAAACTTTTTCTGTTTTTCTTTTTTCTCTTTCAGTAATTGCACGACTCCATGTAAATCCAGCATCGCCTCCCCAAGCGTCCCACATAATGCGACCATTAGATGGATTAGATGTGTTATAAAAGTCTTTACCTTTTTTGTCTACTTCATGCCTTGAAAAAAATGAAAACATGCGCTTAACGGTATCAAGAGACATTGCAGAACCATTTACGATATCTGTTGCACGACCCCAGCCTACAGGAGTTCCTGCACCTGTTGCCTTACCATCTTCTTTCCATTTAAGTGCACGCCTTGCAGCAGCCTTCATACCAGCGTTTGGGCTATATGTATCAGCCATTACTTTGTAAATACTTTCGGATCAAACAAAGCGCCATCCCAAATAGTTTTTGTAGTAACAGATTCAGACTTATACGTTCCACCACGACGTTTGTATTCGCCAACTACCCAAGCATTTGCATAAGCGGATGGATATACATCAAACTTATCTTTTGCTGCTTGAACAACTCTTGCATATAGTCTTGGATTTGATGGATTACTGCCACCACTTCTTGGTTGAATA